AAAGCACATAGCTGTAGCATAGCAGTCTTTAGCATTATAGCGGTAGTAATCCATAGAGCCTACTGCTGTAGCACTTTCATCTTTCCAGAAGCTCCACTTCCTCAGCAGGAAGGAGGTAATGAAATCCAGTCTCTTAGGTAGTTCACAATACCAGCAGTGAAATAGATTGATAGTATCGCCGAGATAATTATATACAGGGGTATTAAAACGAAGTAGATACGCAATGTCATATTTCCCATTCTGGAAGACTTTAGGAGTGTGGCTCCCGCATATCTGCTTAATGAAAGCTCTATTATATCCATCCTCTTCTAAGAAAGGAACTACAAAGGTAGTTTGACTGATGGTGTTGTTAGTAGAGTCTATAGATACAGCGCAGAAGCCAACACAAGTAATGACTCTATCACTCTCTAGTCCTGTCTCTATATCCACTGCTATAAAAGTAGCTGCATTGCAGATGGAGAGAAGAGACTCTGTGTTGCGCGGATGAAATAACTCCCACTTAAAATCTGGTAGTGACAGCCAGTCTGAGGGAGCTAGAAATTTGTTGAAGTATCTCTGCATTAGAAAGGAGCCATGTGGAACAGTAACTAAGGATTCCATTGGAGGTAATATAAGCCATTCCGCCCCCACTTTATCTAGTAGAGAGCCTCTGTAGTCATTCTTCTTACTAATCTTTCCATCTAGGAGAAGCTTCAGTAGAACCTCAGAGGTAGTAGCAATTTTGGAGATACCTAAGTTCTTTGCAGCTATCATCACTTCAGTATAAGTTACTGGAACTTTAGATGAGAGCTTAACCTGCGCGCGACCACTAATTATGGTCTTGAGGCGAGCTAGATAAGGAGTGTCATCTTCCGTGCAGTGTAGGAGTATTTTTTCCATTACTAACCTTTCCGCGCCCCACACAACAAAAGAGGACAGTTTATGCTCATGTCCAGGAGCTTCTGCTAATACAGTAGTTTCAACGCAGGTTGCCGCTACGCCACTGCTGTATTAACAAACTGGTTATACTGCTGATCTGCGCGGGCTCCTTTGCCATGAACTCTCTTCATAACAACAAGCAACTGCAAACCCTTAGACTGCTCAATAGCTTCTCTATGTCTAGAGACTCCCAGATGTTTATAGATTGGATCAGCGAACCTCTTATAGAATCCCTGTCCAGTCTCATTATCCATCAGGAAAGCAGCTGTAGCAATATCACCTTCTTTCGGAGGAAGTTCACCTTCATCAAGGCTTTCTTCCTTCAGTTCTTCAACACTTACTAGTGTCATCTCCACAGTCATTGCAGGATGCTCATTGATCTTCTTGAACTCAATACCTTTCGCCAGGTTTACAAGATATGCACCTGTAGGAAAGGCACCAAAACTAGGAAGATCACTGATATCATCTAGTGTTCCGCCGTCTAGATCAAAGTTAACAATTGAGTCACTCATGGTGTGTTTGGTCCTTGTGTTGGTTGTGTGTTAGCTGATGTAGCTGATGTAGTTGTAGTTGGTGTAGTCTTGTTGAGTCTAGCTAGTAGCTCACTTCTCTTCTTAGTAGCATCATTTACTGAGGCTACGGGAGACACTATAGCAGGTGTGACCAGAGAAGTCAAGACTTTTTTCGCTTCCACTACTCCAGTATTACTAATCTTAGGTATAGAACCTGAGAAGAATGGCTCTAATGTAGGCTTACCCTTATGTTCTATACTGATATCTCTCCTGCTTCCTGACACTATAGAAGCAGAATAGGTAGTATCAGATGCAAAGCGGTGTTCTTTATTAGTTACTTCACAGCAAACAAGATGGTCAAAATACTTAGGGCTATTCCTACTGTAAGGGACACTACCAATGAGAGGAACAAGTTTCTTTTTACCATCTTCCTGCTCTACCTCCGCCACATGAGCTATGCAAATAATATGATTGTTAGATTGCTGGACATTAGTAAGGAACTTAGTCATTAAAAAACCCTGCATCATGTATTGTCCATGACCAGGTTTGAAGTAGTCTTTCTCTTTCATATCAAGCACAACACCAGTAGCATCTTTCTCGTGGTTTCTAATAGATCTCTCAATAGCATACTGCATAGCACTATCGGCGATCTGAGTTATGTGGTCAAAGACTACAACAGTATTTAGTGAGAGCGCGTTTAGGTTAACTGAAGTCCACAGAGAGCTATCTACCCTCTTGCAGACAGCACAATCTACTGCTCCATGATCCTCACATATGGTGATCGCGGCCCCACTAATTACCTTAAGTGCAGTCTGAATACCTACTGGATTATCTTTAGTATCTGGTATCCTAACTAGATCTACTAATTCCTGTTGATGAGGCGCTAGTTTCCTCAATACTGTATGTCCTCTATCAAAAGAGAACCACAGTAGTAACTTACCAAAAGTTGCTGGTGTCATAGCCAGCGTGCTTTTTCATGTATATGGCTCTCCAAAGATACAGATATGCTGAGCTTCGCTATCTACAGTGTTGGATAGCTTTGTCATTCTCTACTCCTACTCTCCAGTCCACTACTTACAGATTCAACTCCAACTCCATCTTCTCCAGCTGTGCTGCTACTAGCTCATCTAGAGTGAATTTAAAGAAATACTTACCATCATCCTCCTTCAGCTGTTCTACCTTTTCACTATCTCCAACCAAGTAAGTATCACTCATATTACAGACACCAAAGTATTCACATTGGCGGAAGTAATTATAACAGTGCTCACCGTGCATTGGAAATAACTCTGCATCAGCATACTGCTGTATCCTCTCAATGTCAAGCAGTAAGCTCTTAATCCACATTGCTCTATCAACATAGTTCTTCTTAACTGGAAAGAGTTCCCACTCTTCTGCTACACTTTTGTAGACACCATAGAGAACTTCATAACTAGCACCAGTTGGATGACCTAATCTCTTTGCAATAGCATCTACTACCACAGAGTAGGAGAGACCTTGATTACTGTTCCTATACATAGCTTCATCAGCGCGTCCACTGGTAGTTTTACCTTCCCACACAGCAAAATTACCATTACTCTTGTTAACTAAGAGAGCGTCTAGGAGACCTCGATAAGAGAAACCGCCCCCACAGTCTATCTCAAACCCTAGTTCTATTGCTGGCTCTTCTCCACCTTCTTCTCCCAACTGGACTAATTCATAATTCCCTAATCTCTCCAACAAAAAATTTTCAAATTTCTCTACTGCATGTAAAGCATGGAAGAAAGTTTTCTTCTGTCTTTTCTCAGTATCCTCTTCTAACTCTAGCCTCCACTTGCTGAGCATCTCTACCATAGTCTTCTGTCTAGGAGAGCCAGTTAGTAGCTGTTGACAGCCATAACCTACAATACCACCGAAGTCTGTATGTATATCTCCTCTCTCTATTCCCTCAGCTAGCTGCTTCTTCAGCATCCTGTAGAGATAGAACTTTCTAGGACACCCATGAAGAGTTAGCTGGCTATTATGAGATAGGAGCTTTAGATTAGGGTGTAGCTCTCGTAGAACCATTACTACTATCTCCTTCCCTCTAATGAACTCTCAAACCGCGCTGCTTGTAGCTCTCTAGTTGCTCAGTATTAAAGCGAATCAAGGTCTTAGTGAGTCTCTCTTCTATAAGTTCCACCAACTTTAGTGGATCTTTAGGGCGCGGCGGCTTGAAAATAACCTCACATTTACTCTCACCAAAGAGAGCGAGTTGAACAGTAATATCCTTGTCTACATCTCTTGGTATCAGAAGCTTCACAATGCCCCAAGTTGTGTGAATTATTCCATAATGAGAGAAATCCGCCTCCCCTGTTATCTCTCTCACAGTGAAGCCTGTCTCTTTGGGAAGTATCCAATTATATTCTCTTGTCACATCAAGTCCTCCAAGGTGAAGTCTTTCAGCTTCTTACCCCCGATGGTAGTGTTCTTAGTAGTCTTTTTCCCTACTTCAGCAAGAACGATATTCTTTCTCCTAGTGAGTGCAGCTACCACTACTCCTATTTGCTGGTCATCTAACATATGGACAAGCTGTTCGTCTGATGCTAACTGCTTATGAATAGTATACAAAAGAGATTCATATCCAGGCGCTCTCTCCCTTATTTTCTCTTCTAGTTCTCCCAGTTTCTGGAGGAAAGAAGCTGATCCTGGCAGCTGTGCTACTGTTGTGCTTTCACTCATCTCAGTGATCCCTCATTATCTTATACACTTGCTCTGATAGAAGGTCTGCTATAAGATCCTGTAGTGAGAGATTATATCTTTCTGCAATCTTCTTAAGTCTATTTTCTAAATACTTCGGTAGCTTTAGATCTAGAGTAACTTCTCCTACTTCCTTTGTCTGAGTCATACCACTACCTTCTCACTGATTCCTAGAGGTTGCACTAGTCGGAACTCCATTCTCTCTTTAACCGGATCATAATTTATCTTAAGCCTAAAAGTCTCTCCATTATCATTCAGAATCTTAAAAGCCATATCTCTATTCTTCTCCTTAATAACACCAGCTCTAACTCTCTTAGCTAGAGATGGATGAGCTATCTTTACAGTGCTTCTATCTCTCTCCTTTAGCTGCCTCCATATCTTCTCATACTTCCTCACCTCTCTATCCTCCATTACATGAGATCCTCAAGAGATGGTTTCTTATTTTGTGGGCGCGGAGTTGTGTTAGTTACTGCTGCGCGGCTCTTACTACTGACAAACTTATCTTCCCACCATTTAGCCTCTAATCCACATAATTCAGAACTGTTTCTAATTTCATAACATTCTTCCTCTACGCGCATAAATTCCCCATTAACAGGGTTAACTTCTTTAGTATTCAAGTTAGGATGTTTACACTGTTTATCTCTGTAATTAATGAACCCCAACCAAGGATAACAATGCTTGCAATTAACACAAAGTTTCATCAGCGCGGCCCACTACAAAAGAAAAATGAGCAGTTTAAGGTCTTGCTCAGGACCAACACTGCTATAACCTTAGAGGCTTCTACTACTCCAGGTTCGCCAGCAGCGTATCTTCTCCCATATTGATATAACTATCAGCCTTCTTCACAAGGAACTGATACAGGTCATTGAACTCATCCATTCTCTGACTGTTCTTTGCCCAGATATCAAGCTGGCTTGCAAGGAAGGTAACAATCTTCCTATTAGTCCGCACAGGATAAAGTCTCTGAGCAAGAAACTTAGCTGCTCCCTTAACCTTATCCAAGCTCCTACCAGTAGCAGGAACCATAACTTCAATATAGTCCTCTTCAAACTCTGCCCAGGTCTCCTTAAGAATACCACGACCTGCACGCTCTGCTGGCTCTTCTTCAGCCAATGCTTCCAGAGTCAAGCCTTCAAGCTGAAGATCTTCCTGTCGATTAACAGGAGCATTATCATCATTAACCTGCTCTCTTACCTTATTCTTGATAAGATCAGCAAAAGTGTTGATGACAAACTGCTTATACTTCTCATTATCACTTGTGAGAAGATCAATGATGTATTCCATCGTAGGAATAGGCACCATCAACTTCACTGGAGGACGAGCTTTAATAGGCTCTCCAGTCTCCTTATCTACCGGAGGCTCTCCAGTTGTAGGATCTTTCCTAGGAGCCTTAAAGTAGAATGTCATCTCCTGGTTCATAACCTTCGGAGATTCCACTGCACCTAGTCGCTCATTAATTGTAGCGGCAGGATTAGCAGAAGCATTAGCTGCCACCGCAGCAGGAATCTCTGCATTACCGGAGCCGTTTCCAGTGTGTGCTTGTGTGTCGCTCATAGTCTCTATTAACTCCCTTCAACTCAGGTTAACAACAGGATCATATAGGATCGCAGCCCTAAAGTCAAGCCCTTTTTTCGCTTACTAAGAGTGCCGCGCCCCCACATGGTCTACTACATACTTCCAGACTACACATATATCTTAGTCCTAGCTATCCTTCTAAAGGTCTCTATCTGCTTCTCACTAAGTCTCACTTCCATCTCATAAGTAGTAAACCTCTCTCCCATATCTGCTAGAAACTTACTTTCCCACTCATTAAGTCTAGGACAATCACAGCTATCTTTCAGTATCTCTAGTAACTCAGTATAAAGCTCCAACTCTATAGCCATGACTGTCTACTACCTCCTACCCTCTTCTATTGCTTACGGAATATGCTACTGTTATTAAACTCTCTCTGCTGCTCTTGCACTTGTAGCTGTCTCTGAACCTCCTGTTGTATCTGATAGTTCAATTCCTGTTGTCTGTAGAACTCTCTTTGCTGCTGTTCCATAGTCTGTATTCCAGTAACGAAGTTCTGAGCCTTAGCAGTAGGACTGTGGGTAGTAGTAGCCATACCAAACACTGCAATAACAGCAGCAACAATGAGACTATCCATTACTCTACTCCATCTTCTTCAGTTTCTACAGTTTCCGGCAGTGGTGCAGTAAGTCCAGCTTCAGTAAACATTTCCTTTAGTAGTTCATTCTTACTAGCTGCCCAGTCTGGTAGTCCAGGCATACTATCTCTTCCACTAGTCTTAAAGCCCATCTTCAACATAGCTACTTTCCAATAAGCTCCATGTTTATAGTCTTTCCACTTCTTCCCTGCTACTAGATGACACACTTCATGTGGAATAGTATGGTTAAGCATCTTATCCAGCACTTCAGAGTCCTTAGATCCGGCAGCAAGCCACACTGGATTTAACTTAATATGATGCCTCTGGAAATAAGCCATACCTACTACATTTGTGCGCCGCATGTCGTAACTTAGAGTTGGAATTTCTCCAATATCATCTCCAAAAATTTCTTGTGCTCTATACCAATGATGCTGTAATGCAATAGTAGCTCTATTCTTCAGTTCATTAGAAGGAAGATCCTCCAGTTTAATAGCTGGCTTTCCTCCGATGATAACAGTCCGCGGCCCCACATCTTCTCTTACCGCTTCCAGCTTATGATGCTGCAACTCTAGAGCTAATGTTCCTTCTCTCTCCGCTTTCTCCACTTCCTCCTTCTTACCCTTGAAGAAAGCAGCTTTCTCTTCTATAGTATCTCCTTTCACTCTCTGGCTCTTTATGCCATTAGCAAACGTGATATTCTCTGCAATTATATGCAGGAACTTCTTAGCTCTCGTTACTGCTGTATATAGCATTTCCCTCTGGTTCAGCACAGCGTGCGAGTTGTGAGTTACGAAGAACACTCTATCGTTCTCACTACCCTGATATTTATGGACAGTGAGAGCATAGCCTCCTAGTAAGTTATTAATCTCCATAGCACCATCTAAGATTATCTCATCATCTCCCTCATCATCACTATATGCCATCTTAATAGTGACTACATGACTAGCAGCTTGCACTCGATCTTCTTGGACACTACTCTCCATGAAGTTCTCAATAGCAGCTAGATCAATCTCACTGTCCTCTATCTTAGCCTGCAACTTTTCCTGTTCTGTCATCTCATTAATCAAGTGCCCCCAGCGATCTAGTTGAGTAGAAGCTGGTTGTGCTCTTTTCCCTAGATACTGTCCATTACTCCTAATCCCAGTAATGTAGGCGTCTTCTTTATCGTAGAGAACCCTATCTCCTACAGCTAAGTAATGTTTATTAAATCCAGCTATCACTTCATATACCAATGCCTCCCGCTTCTTCCCCAGATGCTGCATTATTCCTTTATTAAGCTCTATTGTTCCAAAAGCTTTGTTGAAGGGACAGAGGATAATATCGTTCTCCGGATCATAATAACCACTTTCTTCCCATGCACAGAACTGCTTAACTGCGGTAAACAGACCATTATCAGGACTTAACTTCTTCTGCCAAATCTGGAACTTCACTTCTCCATCTTCATTCTTCTTATTAAACGCCGCTAATGCCGGAGCACGATACTTTGTAACTTCCTTTCCTCTCACTACTTCTTTATAACTCTCCAACTTCGGATCAAAGATTTTGGGATTACCTTCAAGTATCTTCCATGCAAGGTCAATAATAGGACTATTTCTCGCTTGTCTATAAACCTCAGTGAGTTCAATAACTGGCAACTCCACCATCTTGAAACCTAAGATAGCCAGACCAAAGATTGGTGGTAGCTGTTGAATATCACCTAGAAACACTTCCTGATGAGCGTGTGGCATAGCATCTTGTAGCTGTTTGTATAGCTCCACACTTATCATGGAAGACTCTTCAAACGCTAGAAATACTAAGTCTGGAGGTAGTGGATTACTCTGATTCCTAGTCGGCTCAAACCTCATAGTCTTCTTAAAGAATCCCTTATTATCAGGGTCCTCTATTTCATAGAAGATAGGTGCGAACTCAAGCAATTTGTGTATTGTGAGTGTGTGAGGCTTGAGTTCATCGACGACAGCATGTCTAATATTATTAACAGCTTTTCTCGTATAGGAGAGAATTGCTCCACCAGGTCTTCCTGCGATAAGATATTTTGAGCCTCTAGTAAGAGCTGACAGCCTTCCAGATGAAATGAGAGATCTTGTTGTAGCGCGCATGGAAGTTGTTTTACCAGTTCCTGCCGCTCCAATAAGAACACAGTCAGTTCCTGATAATACTGTATCAAGGAAAGCAGACTGCTTTTCGTTGAGGGTAATATCATCTCTCGCGACACCTAAGATTTTCCTTCCTTCTATTGGAGATGAGGAAGTATCCAGAAGCTCAGTTATTACTTCCTCTACTTCTTCATCTGTAGTGGATGCGCCGATCCCTAAGGAAGTAGTGTCTACAACAGCTACTTTCTCTGTCTCCATCAGGTTATTAAGGGAATCCGCGCCCTCAACAATCTCTCTGTTGCTGGCCTTAGCTCTTGCTTTAGCAAGTAGCTCTTTAAACTTCTCAGCGTCCATTTCTACAACCCTTTCTTACTTTCACAATAGAAGAGCCTACTACATACTTTCAGCAGTGTCAAGTCTCACTTTTGAGATTGGCGAAGCTTTTCTCTAACCCCCTCACATCAGTTCCTTTACATAACCTCTATCTCTCTGATCTTTCTTCTTAACAAGAAAGACATAGAAGTCCATGACATTATTCTCCCTGATACTAATCAGTAACTCTTCATCTGCTCCCATATCTTTCTCCAGAGTATCTATACTCATGTCTATAAATTCCAGATCATAGAGCTTATTCTGGAACTCCACTCTATCTTTCCACTCATGGTTCTCATTAAGAATGGAGAGCAACTTACTAGCTGTGGTCTTCCTCAAGAAAATAGCAGTAACCCAAGTGAGTTCCTCTGGATCTAATTTCCACATTCTCCTCATAAGAGTATACCTACGGAGCATAGTTCCAAATTCCAGTCCAGCAAAATTAGCATTACTCCCAATCTTTGCGGTAGCTCTAAAGTCCTCACGGGTAGAAGTAGCCTCACTCATCTTTAGCACTCCTTGCTCGTTCACGTAGAATATTAACTATATTACTAGTCTCTGGATCAATATCAGAGAATGGTATATCTAGCTTCTCCGTAGAGCCTTCTTCTTTCTGCCTCTTTAGAGCTTCCTCTCTCTTCTTACTATCTTCCTCTTGTTGTTTCTTTAGCTCTCTAACCGCTATTCTGTAGGACGCGAGTGCCTTAATATAGGGAACTTGACCAGGGTAATTCTCTCTCTTAGGCTCAGCAATAGGAGCAAGAGAAATAATCCTTCTTTCATTGCTTCTTGCAAACTCCGCATCTACCTGAGCACTACTCTTCCCTTTAAATTCATCCCCAAACAGTCTCCTATTGCGCTCTCGCTCAGCCTGATCTAAGAGATCGCGCCCCACATCTTCTCTCTCTTCTCCTTCCCTACTACCCTCCAGAAACTCTGGTTCTTCCCAAATAAGAAAAGGATTATCTGCATAACTCTGATAATTCCTCTTTTTCTCTTCATCATCCTCATCCATTAGTGAGAAGTTAATACCTTTCTTATTCTTATCCAGCAGGTCATAGACTCTTCTGAAAGCTGCATTAGCTGCTGTGCTACCGTAAGTTAGATGACCCTGTAGATGCTCTAGAAGTTCCTCTATATCTACTGTTGGCATATTCCAGATCTCTACATCATCCTCTGTAGAGAACATCTCTACCCAAGTATCTTTAATATACTGCGGAGCTGCACTAGCATCCATAGTCCATCTAGCTAGCTTCTTCAAGTAATCACCAGCTTTCTGTGCATTTCTAATAATCCTATTCAGCGCATCTTCTCTACGCTGTAGCTTCTCTCTTAGTCTCCACTCCGCAGTCTTTCCATCCCATTCTCTCTTCTCATCATCCCAATTACGGAGGAAGGTTCCAATGTTTTTAATTCTATAGTTATTCTCAGTGACCCTGTATTTTGGGAGTCGCAAGCTATCGCCAATTCCTTCTTTCCAAGAAACTGTCTTGAGGAGAAGTTCCATGTTTGTTTCGATTGTTTGTTTTGTTGGAACCGCCGGAACTCTGAACTCAACAAGCTCTGAAGCTTTGAGCAGAGCAACGAAAAGAATACGTCGTTCCGTGTCATCTAGTGTATCCCTTGACCAATCTGCCGCTCTACTTAATAAAGTTCTTACTGGCACTTGCATCAATGGATGTTCTCCCATTACCTTTAGCTGATTATAGCCTTGGCAATAAAAGGAGACACCGCTGAAGCGACATTGTATTCTCATTTCCTTATTACTCCTCACTACTTCTGAAGGTTAACACTAGTGGCATAGAGATTGTAAGCATCTTATTGTAGTCTCCCCTCTTTTTACTTTAAAAAGGGAGTATTGTTAGTTTCTTCTCTTCTAGGAGGTAGTTACCTGCAACCACGTCTGTAGATAGTTTCATTGTCTTAGTTCCGTAGTGGATGCGCGCTTTGCCTTAAGTAACAGAGTCGCGCACCCACATAGTCTCTCTTGGTTAAGCTGATGAACCTAAATAATCCCCCACTTCTTATTCCAGATTCCTCTCCAGATCTCCAGTTCCACAACTAGTTCATCTCTGTGTCTATGAGTCTCTACTAGCTGTCCACTGCTCATCCGCAGTTCCCATTCATTATCACAGTGACTGTAGCTTATAAAGGCGCGCGCTGGATTATTACTCTCATATGCATCTCTTTTCCAGCTAGGAATTGTTTCACTGAGAGGTAGTAGTTGTAGAGACATTGTTAAGAGTTCCTTCATAGAGGTGTTAGTATCATGGTTATCATTAGTAGGCATGTTAGCTTCCCGCACTTGTAGATTATGTGGGACGCGCGTTCTTGTTAGTAGCTCTTCTATACTCCTTTTCTTGCTGGTGTATCTGAACCTCACTTAAGGGTCCGCGGCTTTCTGATAATCAACAATTACAGTACTCATCATTTGAATTGCTCTAGGCTCTTCATTTATGAACTTCAATATCTCCTCACATTCTTCCTTACTTTGAAGATCACTTAGAAAGTGCTTCAGTATCTCTGGTATATCCATTAGTCCACAACTCCTTCTACAGTCTTTGGTACTCACTGCTTTCCAACATTTCTTCTGTTCTCATACTCTTCTATTAATAGCTTCTTAATCATAGCACTTCTACTTACATTCTCCTTCTTTGCAAGAGAATCAATGAATTTCAGTAGCTTCACTGATATTACTGCTTGAACTGTGGTATTTAGCCGCATTCTACAACACTCCTTACTTAAGAGTTCCGCGCGCACACATAGTCTCTCTACCTACTTACTAATGTTAAGTACTAGTGTAAACACTGCTGTTATTGCTCCTATCAGTGCTGCACATGTTAGAGCCCCTGTTAGAAAGATCTTCCAAGGTTCTAGTTGTAGTTTGAGAAAAGAGAGTTTCACTTGGAAACATCCAGCGGTGTTATGTATCTACTAGACATTTTACATTCCTTAAGTTAGTAAGAAGACCTCCTTCTAAGAAGTCATAGTAACCCCTTAGGAGCGAAAGTGTATCACGCCGCGTTAGGAATGTCAAGGGGGTTTTTTAGATGTAGCTATTCTGTCACATGGTTGTGAGGTTCTTTATTATGTGTGGCGCGAAGCTCTTATGTTAGGGCTTCATACTTAGTAGTTAAGAGCTGCGCGCCTCCCTTCTAAAATGGATTCTCACCTTTACTAATCTTCTCTTCCCACTCTCTTAGTAGTCTCTCATTCTCAGCTTCCTGTTGCTCTTTAGCATTAGCTTTACTGATCTCATCAGGTTCCATTAGCTCTTCCATAATGCTATTATGCTTCTTCTTAGTTTCTATTTGTGGTCCGCGCGGCGTAGGAGTAGCTAATCCACTCCTGATTTTATACTTATACTCTCTTTGATAATTCTTATTCCATTCTAGCCACTGATTATACTTCTCTTGTCTCTCTCTTATTCTCATCTTTAATTCTTCCTTAGCATCTCTAGCTGCTTCCATTATATGCTCCATAATCTTAGCTTTCCATACTCTAAATTCTTCATCATCTTCTCCTTCTCCAGTATCTAAAAATGGATTAGCTATATCTAATTTTCCATCTAATAAATCCTGAGCTTTCTGTATCCGCTGTTTAAGAACTTTATCAGTGACTCCACCTTTACTGGATTGTGCCATATTGTTAACTTTCCTTTTTCGTGAGAGGTAGCAATAGCAATATATCATACTCTGGGCAGCTTGTCAAGCTTTTTCTTTACATAAGAAGAAATGCAGGGTAAAGTGGGGTTAAATGGCCACATAAGGGTGCATTTCCATTTTCAGGAATTTCCCTCCTGCTCTATCTTGGCTCCTAGTCTCTTACCTAACAGTCTATTACTCTCCTTTCTATGCGGGTCTTTCTACGAAAGAAAATGAAAGAAAATGTTTAAATAATTAGATTATTATTCCTTCTTATAAGAGCAGAGTTAGAGAGTAGTAAACTAAGAAGGAGTAGTGAAAGCTCTTACATAAGAGGATCTGGCCAGAGGGGTGCGGGAATGGGATTTCCTCAAAATGGAAATGTAGGGTTATCAGGTCACTTAGCCCCATATTACCCTAGGTTTCTTCTTAGAAGCTGTCTATATGTGCTACTTTCTCTCTAAGAGGCTGTCTATGTGTGAAGCTTTTGTAACCATCCGGAACTGGACAAAAAAAGAGCCTAGCTAGCTCCTTGTGAGACCTAACTAGGCTTTTCTATCTTAGTCTCTTTTCTTATTTACCAGCTTTTTTTATCTCAGTTACAAAATCTATTGCGTCTAGTAATAATTTCTCAATTTTAAGAAAATGTTGCTTTTGGTCATAGTTTCTATTACTCGCAATTGCTACCAAATATTGGGTCATTGCAAGAGATAGATGGCTAATAATTGTCGCGAGTCTAGCTATTCTACTATCCATTTTCTTTTCCTTAGCTAAGAGAGAAGACTGGCCATTTCTGGCCAGCCCTATATCTAGTCTCAAAACTCAGAGCGCATAATCTAGCACCTCTTCAGCAGGCTTAAGGAACCCTGCCAGTTTAGAGGAAAGAACCGCTTTCACCTTGTCATTACTCTCAGCGAGCCCAAGAGCCGCTTGCAATTGCTTGACTAGCCCCTCTGGCATACTAGCCTTCGGACTAGCTAGCTTTGTGAATTTAGAGCGGTAGTCTGCTGTGATAGCTGTCAACTTTTTCTCATCCAAGTCAGGATACTTGCTCACAATTGCTATCTGCAAGTGTTCCGCAAGAGCGGTATCAAACCAATTACCAATTGTGTCGCTGCTCAAGCGGCCAGACATAGCCTTGTTAGCTTGCCATGCTGCAATGCCAACATCTGTAACGCTATCAGGGTCAATCTCTATCTGAGTGAGAACTACCGCAGTATCATCCGCGATAGCCTTATTGATAGCTTCGCTCACTATCAAATCCTGCAATTCAGCGAGACATTGTGAAAGCGCGGATGCCAGTATTTCCGGTTGGACAGTCACGTTAATTACCGGAATAGCAACGCATACTGGTGACCGCTCCAGAAGCTTCTTTCCTTCTTTCGCAGCCTTAGTCTTCGCTGCATCCGTCAGCCTCCACCTAGTAACAGAAAGCCTATGGTCTGGTGGAAGCAAGCTTTCGCTATTCTCAGTCAACACATTGACCAGGAAAGGCTTATACGGTGCAGGGGATACTATTACAGTCATTTTACACTCCACTAGGTTGCATCTCGGAAGCTTATACAAGCTAGCGGCATTGTTGTTAGGGTTAGTAGTTAGTCAGAGTAGGATAGTTAGCTAGGGTAGGTTGATAGCCAATTCTGAATTGCGTTATTCCAGCTATTAAAAGCGAACTCATACCACCTAACTGCAATCAGAAATTTATCTGCATCACTCTTACTTTTCTGCATCTCTACATTCCATTGCCTGCAAATTGCATCCCATTCGTCGGCGCTCTCACGCCAGAAGTCACGAAGCTTCATTGTCTCATTATTACTCATTGCTAGTACTCCATTAGTAAACCGCTAGCTTATGCAAGCTTCCGAGAAGTCTATTTAGTTGTCAAAGAATCGAGGCAAATGAGACCTCGCCAGCGGCAACACACCGCCTACTGATATATACGCATTCCATCCTGCATTTCATCCCTCGCGATCGAAATTATTTTCATCTCTTAATCGTCTTATCTCGCAGTGCAGCATCTAACAGACAGCCTACCACGCCACAGCTCAAGCTTGCAAGATGAAAGTTTCTCAATTAGACAACGTTGTGAGATTATAGATTATTCCAAAAGCTGAGACTAAGACAGGGTTATTGACCTATATGGTTAGCTTACTATAACCTCCACTCATACTATGATTGCTTATAGTAAGTAGAGAGATTATGAGGAGTGAGATAGTAAGCAGCGTTATTATGAGCCGCGATATCATAACATCTGTTATCATAGAGGTAACTTACATGTTACTGGGGGGGGGGTAGGAGCCTTTTTTGGGCGCGCTTAGCTAAGTATCCTTTACCACTACTCACTTATTTCTAAATTTTTTCATAATTTCTCTATCTATCTATTCCATCTCTCTATCAGTGAGGTAATTTAACAGTATCTGCGCCTCTTTAAGGAAGTGCAGAGGAATAAATGACCAGTCTTATTATGTAAACGCGGTTTTTTTCTTCTTACAACTTAGAGTTGTAGGTAGTAGGTAGTATTATGAAGTAAATGCAGCTAAGAGCTGTAGGTAAATGCTTAGAGAGAGAAAGAAAGTAAGAATGACCCATTGACTTCTTTCTACTTGTGGTATACACTTATAATGTTGACCAAGCTCTTTTTGAGAGACTAGCTGCTTGGGGAGTATTGTTGGCTTTCTTCTCTCTGCTTACGCAGAGTTCTGTAGTGCCTAGTGACTCACCTCTGTAGAAACTTTTAGGAAAGAATGAAGATAGTGTTCCTCCGTTATTTTCATTCTTTCCTCTTTCTCTTCTCTGCTTCCTACGGTCTGCGGTCTGTAGGATTAGAGACTATGTGCGGGGCGCGGTCCCTTACTAATGAGTGAAACACTAGCTATCTTGCTGTCGATGAAGACTCTTACAAGAGAGTCGCGCGCCACAAAAGATGCTGTGCTCTACACTACTTCTGGAACTCTACAAGAACACTGTGGAATTTGTGTTAACTACCAAGTGCTAGCATGTTCTAAGGTGGAGGGAGAAATTAGTGAAGAAGGCTGGTGTAAGCTTTTCAAATCTCGCTCTTTAGAGGAACTTGCAAGGCTCTTCTCTAATGGCTGACTCTGATCCTACAGAACTAGCTGTTGATCAATTGGTTAATTTTGTGATCGCGCGTCAACAATATCAGAGTGGTCTACCTCAGGAAATCCAGCAATATATTCCTTATAATGAGAACTTTCATAGTATCATAGCTGGCTCTTCACAAGATGCTTCTACTAACTTAGTTCCAGTTGTTCTTCCTGGAGTGAGTGTAGCAGCAGTAAGAGATAATAATAAACCAACTGATACTCAGAGAATTCAAGAACAATTAGATCATGCTCATGCAATACTAAGTGAGCTACCAAGTAAGTTCGGTAGTAAGCTTTATCAAACTGAAGACTTTGATATCCCTTCAGCTTCTAAAGGTGCAAGAGTTCCATTAGATAAAGTTAGAGACTTTGGCTTCTTCTATGAAGATGAAGGAGATCCGGGTAATGAAACTATATCTCCACATCCTTCTGTTCAAGCAGAGCAGGATAAGATACTAACAGAGAAGATGAAGCCTATTCTTGCAGAAATTACTAAGATAGTTAATACTCCAGGATTTGATCCTCAGAAATCAATGGAGTTGTTTAAAATATATGATGCTATGAAGGCACAGTCTCCTAGCTTTCAACAGTCAGAGAGATATATTGGAACCAGGATGAGAATGAAAACAGACGCGGATATTATTCAGAATGCTATGGATAGCTATAGTTTTGGTCCTGGTGGCAGAGGAAATTAGAAAATGAGCGGTAGTGCTCTCTTTGTTCAGCCTCCTGGTTCTGTTCCAATTCCAATGTTGGCAGATCTAGATGGACAGTGTTACTATGCTACTGGAGGTATCTCCAGATTTGTCTCTATATATCCCTCCCTAGCTGGAGGCTCTTATGCAGCAGGACAATGTATTGGAGGACTTCAGAATGTCTCTGGTGTTGCAAGAGCAGTAGGTCTAGGAAGTGGAATATTGTATGGAGCTACAATTATTGATCCATCCAGAAATGCTGGACAAATAGATCTTTTAGTTTTCAATCCTGGAGTTTCTGGAACTTTTACAGACAAGACAGAAGCAGTTGTCACTTCTGCAGACTCTGTTCTTCTAACTGGAAGTTGTCACATTGTAGATTGGTCTATTTATGGAGCTACTACTGGCTGTAGTGTAGGAAATATGTCAAATGCAGGACTTCTCTACAGTTGTGGAAAGACAGGGAATGTTGTTGGAACTACACTGCAAATAGTGGCTGTTGCAAGAGCGGCGTTGACATTAGCAGCAGGAAGTGGATGGAGAGTTAACTTGAAGTTTCTGCCGGATTAGGAGTCGGAAGGAAGAGACAGCAGTAGATGGCATATAGGAAGAGATTACTACTAGGCTATGATTCTAGTTATGGAACTCCTCCAATAATTGATGCTGACTTTACTTCTGGAGTTATTCCATCTAATTTTATCTTCTCTCGCACAAGTGCTGCATATGGATTTGTAGGAGGAACACTTACTTCTTTCTCTTCTAATATTCCAAGAAGTGGATTAGATCAAGGCGCTGGAATTCTTCTAGAGAATGACTCTACTAACTATGTAACTAATCCTCGTGGAGAAGGAGCAGCTGCGCCGGCACTTCCTACTAACTGGAATGTTCCAAATGCAGGAACTTCCGCTCAGATCTCCTATACTAAAGTAGGTAATGGAACTGAGAATGGAATTCCTTACACTGACATACGGATACAGGGAACTTGGGCATCTGGAAATGTTAGGTTTGCATTTGAGAATATAGCAGTATGTCCATATACTGTCAATAGTGGCGTTAATATGATAGCTAGTTGTAGTGCTTATATTAAACAAGTTGGTGGAACACTTACTGGTAATCTTGGTGCTATTAGTATTGGTTTTATGGGATATACGGCTGCTCTTGCTGCTACTGGTGGCCCTGTATTTAATGCTTTTACTCTTGCTACAAGTGGCGCTCTTAAGGATTGTAGAGTTGCAACTATTGGAACAGCTTTAGCTCCTTCAACTAATGCCTGGATTAGACCAGCAATTAACTGGACAGTAACAGCAGGTGCAGTGGATATTACACTCAGGATAGGTGCTCCTCAATTGGAGGTAGGGCTACAAAATCCTAGTTCTCCTATGCTTCCAGTTGTTGGAACTCCTGCAACTACTACAAGAGCAGGAGATTTTTTGTATGTAGTAGAAAGACTTAATGCACCTACAGCTACTTGGTTTAATCCTAATGCTGGAGCACTTGTAACGGAATTTATACATATGCTTCCTGGTGGCTCTGGTAATGGAAGAGGAATGACGGCAGTGCTCCATAATGGAGCTACAGATATTATAGCTAATATGGTGATTGGCTCTCAAACTAATCCAGCAGGCTGTGGAACCATAGTTGGCGGCGTTTATCAAATGGTGAGTGGAGTTACTACTCTACCTGCTGCACTTGGATCAGTTATGAGAAATGTATTTAACTTTAGTCTTTATGTTCGGCAGAATACTATTAATGGAATATATGGAAATACTGGATATACTGGAGAAGTTGGATATAAGCCACTACCAGTAGTTACAGAATTGGCACTAAGTAATCCTACTGCATTTCCAACTAGTATTGGTGCTCAGGGACTTTCTATGCAAATGCAGCCACATATATTAAGGAAGTTTGAATACTATCCTCGTCTTTTAAGTCCAGAAGAAGCACTGCTATCTTCTATTCCAGTTCCAGACAATTATCCTCCTGGTGCTTCTCTAGGATATGATTTCACAGCTTCTCCCTCTCTTGATCCTTCGATTTCTTTTACTAGAGCAAGTGTAGGAACTTACTTTGATATCAGTGGAGCACTACAAACTGCTTCTTCTGGAACTCCTAGATTTGATTATGATCCAGTAACACATGCGGCGCGCGGATTGTTAATTGAGGAGGCGCGGACTAATGTTTTGCTTAATAGTGCAGCACTTGGAACACAGTCAGTTACTGTTACTGCGCAGCAATATACACTGTCCTTCTATGGCACAGGAACAATTACAAAGAGCGGCACAGCTACAGGTGCATTAGTAGGAACAGGTGTATTTCCGCAAAGAGTAAGTCAAACATTTACTCCAACTGCTGGAACTCTTACACTTACAGTTACTGGTTCTGTTCAGAATGCACAGCTAGAAGCAGGAGCTTTTCCTACCTCTTACATTCCAACAACTGCTGCTGCTGTAACTAGAAATGCAGATA